TGACGTCCCCTGTTGGGACGTCACCTCAGAGAATCACTTCTCGTTCTATTACATATGTGGAAATACCGAACCAAGACTCTGCCTGGCGCAGCCTACGTTGCCTATCCCATCGAACATGGTGATTGGCCCGGGCTTACCGCCGCAGATCTACCGTTTACGGTTGCGTACGACGATCACGAAGTCCTCTATGAGGCCTTCAAGACCGCTGTTAACAATCGTAATTCTTGGAATGCTTGCGAGCATTACAAGCGAACTCGCGAATTCGGATCCGGTCAGATTCAATCTGAATCAGATCAGGACGCTACGAGCTCAGGTCCTTGGTTTGAGTACTTGACGCCTACTCGTTACCGTGTCGCAGTGACAGGTGAAGGAGTGACGTCATATCCATGGGGAAGCGCTTACGAGCCCACTTTGGGCTTGCCTGCGCTGTATGTTCGATCTGTCGAATCGGAAGGGGTTATTCCCCCTCCGAATTGGCAATCGTTAGTAGAAGACAGCTATGCTACGCTTCTACCAGGTATTCGTCCTCGTATTAGTGCCTTAAACAGCATTTACGAGCTCAAGGACATAAAGTCCGTACCTCATACACTTCGTAATCTCTCGAAGGGTCTAGATAGTATAGCAGCAATAAAACGTGCTGTTATAGCTTTTGCTAAGTCCAAAAGGCTTAGTTCTGGCGTAATCTATTCCCGTCCGATACGAAGTATCCTCAAGGCGGTTGGCGATGCTTATCTCCAAAAGGAGTTTAACATCGAACCGCTACTGTCAGATATCAACTCTGTAAGAGTTGCCTATCTGAACATCAACAAGCAACTTAATAAACTGCTTGCTGATGAGGGTAAACCAAAGACGCACCACTATAGGCGGTCTTTGGCTCAGTCGTATCCAGATGTAACACGATCGATCGCCATTCCCTTCTCAGAAGGGTTTATTGACGGTCTTAGCGTGTGTACATATACGACGACCCAGTTCCATGCTGAATTGGAATATTCCTTCACCTTGAAGGACTATGAGAGAGCTGAAATACTCCCTCGTGGTTTGCTTGATAACCTCGGAATCAATCTAGATCCCGGTGTTATTTGGCGTGCCATTCCATGGAGTTTCGTTGTTGACTGGTTTGTCGGCGTAAGCCGCTTCCTCAGTCAATTTGCGAAACGTAACATAGAACCAGTAACATATGTAAGAAGGTACTGTGCTTCGATGAAGGTCGAGCGTGTCATTACTACCAGTCAAGGTAGTCGACAACTCAACTTCATTCAGAGCCCAATACCTCGATGCACGGTGTTTGAGTCTGCCTATGCTAGGCAGATTGCGACTCCGGGCATTAACTCGCCTCGAGCGAGCGACCTAAACTCTCACGAGTTTTGGTTGTCCGGTGCGCTGGCGATTACTCGCTAGTGCATTGTAACCCAGTCTGCTATCAATCCTTTGCTTTATGAGCTTAGGACCTTCTAGCGGGCTTCTAACATGAGCTGATATACCTCTTTGTATATCTGAACGCATGATAACAAATACACTAAACACGAACGAAGTGAAGAACGCTGCAGGTACGGAAGTTGAATTCCAACACCTGCAGTCCGAAGGCAGAACACGTACGTTCTCCGTAATTGGAGAAACGCCCAGTGCCGAGCACCGAATCGACATTTCTCATGTCGAGATCGGTACGGGCATTGGTAAGCGGCGTCGCAGTAAGGTCGGGGTCAGCAAAGTTATTGCTGGCCAGGTCGATACTACGATTCCTGCTGAACCTCTGTTCTATATAGTTGGAGACATTCCAATTGGGAATATGACCAGCTATACCGAAGCCAAGAATGTTCTCGCAGAGCTCTTGTCTTTTTGCGCCTCCTTAGGCGCATCTACGACAATTCTCTACGATTGCACTGGCAACGGGGCCGACGTCCTGATCAATGGGGGACTGTAATGTACAGACCTCATTTTTGCGGGATTCTTCGACGTGGACTCTCGCTTCTTGCTGGTTTCGCCTCTCTTTTGGGAGGGCCAGCTGGTTGCACTATAGACAAACTCTCCGTAGATCGAGCAAAACTCGATCCGTGGAATAAGTTTGATGATAGTGTAATCAAAGAATCAAGTACAGTACTGCCAAAAGCAGCTGTGCCTCTGATTCCGAAGCCATAGTCCGTGCTGCCTTATTACTAATACTATTTGCTAGTATCCTCATAAGGGAGAAAACAAGTGGTTCCTTGTAGTCTGGCAGCCGTCTTCGTGTCCAAACGTGTCACTCAGTGTATTCATGCTCGTAGAGTCGTACCATTTATGGCCGACATAAGAGCTACGATGTTCGAAAAACGAATCATCGCGAATACACTGTATGATGTTCAAACATCATGCAGTGAAGTGTTCTCTACGCGGGCTTTACGTCTCACCACTGAGAAAGTGATGAAGCGTATTGACCGGGAAGGTATGAGTTTTCTAACGAAAACTCTTTCACGTCTAGGTAAGGCCCTCGATAGGGCCTTAACTGGAGAAGTATCGATTAACTCTACCAAACTGAGGTTTGAATCTCAGCCTAATAGTCAACTGCCCATCTTTATGGGTGAGTTGTTTAACCGTATCTTCTCACGCGACGGTTGGATCCTTCCAACACCCTGCGTGAAAAGCATCAAGCACTTACGGTTTGTTTTATTTGCATTCTACAAATACAAACTACCGTATTCCTCATCGCAAGAAGATGAAATCATCAACCGGTTTATTGAAACCGAAAATGAAATCAGTCCTATCAACGAGTTACTACATAATCTCTCTCAATGGTTTGGGAGCAGCGTTTCGGTCGAAAACGACCGCGAACTCTGTCTCAAACTGGAGCGGGAATGTAGCGGACTTGATACTCGAGTTACTAATGGTCAACGCTCCTGTCATCTTGGAAAAGACGACAATTCGTTGGTCCTTAATAACGATACAATCAGTCATTCCAAAGAGGACCCCGAACGGACATCTGAACATCACGACGAAAATCGCGAAGCAAAGAGGTCAGTTTTCGGAGACTCATGGTTGGCTGTTGTCATGCGCGCTAGACACACTCTTAGAGAGTGTTTCCGGCACTTTGACACTCAAGACATCTCGCCTCGACACGGACCCGGTAGTCTCTCTACAAAAGAAAGGCTATGGGAAAAGTACCGATTCAGAAATGTCCCTGATCGTATCACGAAGATATATGATTTAGATGCATTCTTTTTTGCGTCTTTGTCACATGTCTGCGATTCACTTGATGAGCTTCGGCTCATCGATGGATCAGAGCAATCGGCACGAGTTATTCTCGTTCCGAAAGACTCTAGAGGTCCTCGACTTATATCCTCAGAACCACATGCTTTCATGTGGATTCAACAGGGTCTTCATCGAGCGATTGTTAGGCACTTGGAGTCCCACCCTTTAACAAGGTGGAATATCCACTTCACTGACCAACAACCGAACCAGTTCGGGGCCCTTTTGGGTTCCAAAACAGGTGCATTCGCGACACTCGACCTCAATGAGGCGAGCGATCGTGTGTCGGTGGGGTTAGTTTCACTGTTATTCCCGGAGCCACTTCGTGCGGCTTTGTTGAATACCAGGAGCTTGAGTACTGTATTACCGAGCGGCAAGGTTTTGAAGCTTAATAAGTTTGCGCCAATGGGGTCAGCGTTATGCTTTCCTATATTGGCGTGTGCTGTTTGGGCTATCCTTGATGCTGGTTTACAGGATGCAGATTCTCGAGAGAGAATCTTGGTGTATGGTGATGATGTAGTCGTACCCACGGCGCAAGCCGCGAACGCGATCATACTCCTCGAGTCATTTGGTTTAAAAGTAAACCGTGACAAGAGTTGTACCAGTGGACTCTTTCGAGAGTCGTGTGGTGTCGACGCCTATGCAGGCGTTAACGTCACTCCGGTTCGTTTTCGAACCGTCTGGCAGTCATCCCGTTGCCCGCACGTCTATTCCTCATGGATCGCAACCGCGAACCATCTCTGGAATAGACAGTACTATCGTACCTACGATACAATCGTAGGGGAATTGACCCGCATATATGGGGAGATTCCCGACGTAAGCATGGATCTTCCATGCCCAAGTCTTGCGAACATACCGGAGGTCTACCGACCGAAGAAAACCAGATCTAGTCCTGATCGACCTGGAGGTACAAACCTCCAACGACAGGAATATCTAGTCTGGTGTCTTCAGTCACGCCCTATACAGAAGGAAATAGAAGGATGGAATATGCTTATGCGTTATTTCGCAGAAGCGTGTTCTAGTCCTTCCCCTTCATGGGCGAATGATATACCTCGCAGAAGCGGTGTAGTAAAACTCCCTTATAAGGAGCCATACTCCGTCCGCGCGTACACCCGACGTGACAGTGTGCGTCTTGTAAAGCGTTGGCTGGCAAAAGGCTGTACTCCTAAAGAGGAGTTCCTTATGTCGGCTCATAGCGATGCAAGGTTCATACCTGATCACGTGGCGATGATTAATGAGATACACTCTAGTCTAACCAACTAGAGCCTCTCGGCCTAAGGGGG